ATGGGTGCACATGACCCATTGGAAGCGCACGCGCCTATCGCATCGACTGAGTCCGAGCAGGCTGTGCTGGGCGCACTCATGCTCGATAACAGCGCCTACGATCGGATTGGTCAGCTGCTGGCGGAAGACGATTTCACGGTATCAGATCACCGCCTCATTTTCCGGGCGATCACGCAGTTGATCCTCGGGCAGAAGCAGGCCGATGCGATTACGGTGTTTGAGCGTCTGCAGGCGACCGGGGCTCGGATCAAACAGCCGTTGCAATACCTCAATGAGATCGTCCAGTCGACGCCGGGAGCGGCGAACGTCGCACGATACGCGGAGATCGTTCGAAACCGGTCAATGCTGCGCGGCTGTCGTCGAGCGGCGATGCAGGTCATCGATATGTGTCACCACACCGCCGGCCGCGAGGTATCGGAAATCGTCGATCACGCGCAGTCCGCGTTTCTGCGGCTCTCCGACACCGATCGTCGTAAGGACGACGAGTTCAAGCCGCTGGTGCCGGCGCTGACACGCGTTATCGAAAGGATCGACGAGCTTTTTCACAGGGAAAACAAGGGTGGCGTGACCGGCACGCCGACGGGCTTTGTCGATCTCGACAGCCGGCTCGACGGCATGCACGAAGGCGAGCTCATCATCGTGGGCGGCCGGCCCTCAATGGGTAAAACGTCCTTCGCCATGAACATCGGCGAATACGTGGCGATGCAGCTCGGTCTCCCCGTTGCGGTCGTATCGATGGAAATGCCCGCCGAGCAGCTTGCGATGCGCATGCTCGCGTCGACGGCCCGCGTCAATCAGCACCGCCTGCGCACCGGCACGCTCGAGGACGACGACTGGCCGCGCATCACGCACGGTGTGCAACTGATGGCAGACGCGCAGATCCACGTGCTCGAGGGCGCCTCGCTGACGCCTTCAACGCTCAAGGGCCGGCTGCGCAGGCTGCACCGCGAGTGCGGCCGGCTTGGCGTTGTAGTCGTCGACTATCTGCAACTGATGTCGGGCGATGGCGGCAATTCGGACATGCGCGCGGCGGAGGTGAGCGAGATATCGCGCTCGCTCAAACAGATCGCGACCGAACTGCGCGTGCCTGTCGTCGCGCTGTCGCAGCTGAATCGCGGCCTTGAGCAACGCCCAAACAAACGTCCGGTCATGTCCGATCTGCGCGAGTCCGGCGCGATCGAGCAGGACGCCGACGTCATCCTGTTTATCTATCGCGACGAAGTCTACAACCCTGACAGCGCCGATCGCGGCACTGCGGAAATCATCATCGCGAAGCAGCGCAACGGGCCGATCGGCACCGTGCGACTCGCATTCCAGAACGCAATAACCCGGTTCGAAAACTTTGCCGACCCGGGTTCAGGATATTGATCTATGACCACCGTGTCCCCTTTCTTCACCTGGCGCCGTGCGATGACGAGCAGTGAACTGCCGTCGACCACCAAGTTGGTGCTGTTCGTGATCGCCGAGTACACCAATGCGATGGACGACACTTGCTGGCCGTCTGTCGAAACGATCGCCGAGAAGGCGAGCCTCTCGGAGCGTTGCGTCAGCAATCACCTCGACGTCGCGGAGCGCAATGGATGGCTGACGCGCTGGAAGTCGCGCAGGCCGGCGCGTCGCTGGGCGCATGCGCACTATCGACTGTCGATCCCGGAGGACGTCGCGCGCCGTCAGCGTGATGCCATCGATTTCGATCTCGCGGACGATGCTGCGATGTTGGCCAATCCGGAACCGCGTTCAGGTAACCCTGTGGAGTTGGACGAACGTGGTTCCGAAGTTGCACAGGAATCGGGCAATCAGGAACGATATTCCGGTAACCCTGCGGAACTGGCCGAACGTGGTTCCGAAGCGCCGGGCGCAGAGCCCTTGCCGGCGGCCAATCCGGAAAGTTACCGGAACCACGTTCCTACTAATAAACCAGTAAACAGAAATACAAGTAAACCCTCTCTATCTCAACCCTTAGCGGTTAACGAAGGTAAGGGCGTTCAGAGAGAAAAACCGGACGAAGGTGCGATGTCGCTCGCGCGCTGGATGCTCGAGCGCATCCGGGCACGTCTGCATGACTTTGCATTGCCCGACCTTGTCGAGTGGGCGCGAGAAGTCGAGGCGATGCAGGCAGTAGACGGTCGTGACATGCAGGACATCGCGCGGCTGTTTGCGTGGGCGGACCGTGACAGGTTCTGGGCGAAGGTCATCACATCGCCTGCGCGTTTGCGAAAGAACTGGGAGGAGTTGCGCCGTCGTCGCAATGACGCGCTGACGGCCAAGGCCGCCAATGCGGCGTCGCAACCCGCGAGTGCGGCTGACGATCGGGTCTGTGCTCACGTCGGGAACGGCTGCCGCTGCACGCATGCCGCCACGACCATCATCGGCGCCGGCTCAACGCGGCGCGGCTATTGCCGGCAGCACATCGGCCTTTACGAAGATTGACCTGGGGAAAAGACGCATGAATCTCGAAGAACGTTTGATCAACTGGGCGCGTGCTCAGAGTTGCGGTGGTGGGGATGGTGGGCGTGATTCGCTCGTCGCGAGCATCTACTTTCCGGGCGTGTCCGGGCGCAGCGTCAGTTCGACGCTTGATCTTGCGGATGCAAACCGCGTTGAGGTGGCGATGCGCACGCTCATGCCACTGGACCGCAGACTGTTGCAGATGCACTACGTGTGGCATAAGCCGCCGTTCGTCATCTGCCGGCGGCTTGGTCTGAAGGTACGGCCGGCGACAGTGTTCGACTTAGCGCTCGCACATGCACGCCGATCTCTCGGCGAAAAGCTTCTCGAGCCGAAACGCGAGTTCGTGTCGATGCAGTCGATTATCGATCGGTTGCAGTCCGAACCTCTTGCGGAAACGAAATAGGTCGTCTAAACTCCGCTCCACAATCTGATCCGGTTTCTACCGAGTGCGCGCGGCCTTTGCCGGGCTGCACTACGTCGATAGAAAGCGACTTCAGTAGGTAGCAGGTCAAGCAAGCCCTGAGCGCGCAAGCGTCAGGGCTTTTTTGCGTTTGACCGTTGGTTTCTAACGACTCGCGTGCCATTGCCCGTGCCGGCCCGATCTTGCGGATGCTGCGCAAAAAATGCGCAGGGGACCCTATAGGCCTCAGGCACACGGGGGCTCGCACCCGCGTTTTTTCTCTACTGGTGATTCTCCGAGGGGGGTCATATTCATGCCAACCCAACAGCAGATCGCCGACCACCTGGACCTCGACCAGTCGGCAGTTTCGCGCCTCGTCGACAAGCTCGGCATCGACTACCGGCAGGCATCGATCGACGAGATCCGCGTCGAGTACATCCGGCATCTTCGTGGTATCGCGTCTGGTCGGGTCGGCGACGGCGGATACGACCTTGCCACCGAGCGCGCGATGACCGAGCGTGTGGAGCGCGAGATCAAGATCCTTACGCTCGCGGAGAAGAAGGGGCAGCTCGTCAACGCAGAGCAGCTGGAACGCGCCTATGGCCAGATGGTCGGCGCCTTCCAATCGGACCTGCTGTCGCTGCCGGACAAGATCGCGCAGGAGATGCGCACGCTCTATGGGGTCGACGTCGATGTCGAGTTGTTGAATGAACATGTCAATGGATGCCTCGAGCAGCTGGCTGGATACGACCCCGACCGTCCGCGCAGTGATCCGGCGCCTGGCGAAGCTGCTGACGCCGGCCGAGAAGATCGGGACGACGGACTGGGCGAGGCGTTATCGCCGTCTGAGTGCGAAGGCAGCGGCGAGCCCAGGTAAATACAACCCGGACATCACGCCGTGGGTGCACGGCATGCACGCCGCGCTCGACGATCCGCGCGTGCAGAAGGTCGTATGCATGAAGTCCGCACAGGTGGCATGGACTGATGGCGTTCTGCTGAACTACGTCGGGCGACGTATCGACATCGATCCGTGCCCGATGATCATCATGTTCGCGAAGGAAAAGTCGGCGAAAAAATTCAACCTCGAAAAATTCGAGCCGATGGTCGAGGTGACGCCGCGGCTGTCCGCGAAACTGCCGGTACACGCGGGTCGTGACAAGAACAACCTGTGGGATCACAAGACGTTCGCCCGGGGCTTTCTCAAGTTCATCACGTCGAATGCGCCAGACGATGTGAAGTCGACGCCGGCGCCCGTGGTCGCGGTGGAAGAGCCTGACGACGCGAACCAGAACGTTCGCGAGCAGGGCGATTCGATCACGCTGCTCGAGGAGCGCAACAAGAGCTACTCCGACAGCCGCCGCAAGGTGATTTTCGGCGGCACGCCGACGATCGACGGCTTCTCGCGCATCGCGCAGGCTTATGAGTCGTCGGACCAGCGCCGGTATCTGGTGCCGTGTCCGGATTGCGGCGAGGAGCACGAACTGGCGTGGGATAACGTCACGTGGACCGAGAATGCAGAGAAACCGCATGAGGTGTTCGGACTGGCAACGCCCGAGTCCGCGCGCTACGCGTGCCCGTTCTGCGGCAGTCTATGGGACGACACCGCGCGCTTTCGCGCGGTGCGCCGAGGCCGGTGGGTTGCGACCGCCGCGTTTCACGGTGTCGCCGGCTTCCGGCTCAATGAACTCGTGTCTCCGTTTCCCGGCTCGCGTCTCGCGGAGCTCGTCAAGAAGCGGCTCGTCGCGGAAAAAGCGCTGCGCGCGGGCGACGAC